ATTAAACGCCTTGTGAAGCAAAATAGCCACGAGGATCAGTAACGCCTACTGCATAAGAAGTCATAATTTTATATTTATGATCTCCTGATTCAAAAGCACCATCGTTGCTAAATTCACCTTGAACTGCAGTGATCATTTTAGCACCTTCTGGAGCATCTGTTTTAATAAAATAAGCGTCGTCGGAAGTCAAATGTGGATTAACTAAAATTCCACCTGAAAACAAACCCATATATTTTAAAGCATTAACATCGTTGTTAGCAGTTGAAACACGAAGTTGAGATTCTAAAATACGAGTAGCTTCAAACATTAAAGCTGATGGAACTTGTAATAAAATTGGTTTAATTTTAGCTTTGATTCCTCTATCGTTATTAGTTTCTCTAATTTGAATGCACAATTCTTCCAAAGCTTCCTCTGATAAGTCAGAAGGAGTAGCTAAAGTGTTAGAAAAGTTGCCTGCACGACTTGGATGGTCAGTTGCAAAAAACTTTTTACCATCACCAAAAGTGTAGCCTGAATCAAAACCGTTATTAAATAAATCAGCAACATCGACTTCTTTAGTTTCACGAAGTGAAGATGCTAAATATTCGTTACCTTTAGATACAACGTTAAGATATTTGTTAAATTTACGAGCTTCCCAAGAAACTTGATAACCTAATGCACGAGTTCTTTGTTGATATCTTGATACATAGCCTTGCGACATTGAATCATAATCAACACCAGCACCTTCGTTTTTAGTTTTTAAAAGACCAAAGGGCGAAATTAACACATCTTCGTCAAATTGTTCGTCTGTTGACTCCATTTTGACAAGTTTTGCTGCTAAAAGATCATCCTCGGTGTATGCTCCCCAATAAGTTTTTACTCCTGGTTTAAGAGCTTTTGGAATTGTTCCTGTTACTATAATAGACATAATTTATATTTTTTATTATTAATATTAGATACCACTAGTTACGTTTGCTTCTGTGTGGTTATTGATTTTAACGCGCCATTTAGCGTGTTGACCAATAGCATTATCAGGAGCATCAACTAATCTTAAAATTTTAAGTTGGAAAGTTGCATCGGTAGCGGGAGTTGAAGTGTCCAATTCTGCACCAGACAAGCCAGTGACAGTTGAGCCAGATTCAGCAAATACTACGTTAGCGTTTAATCCAACAGAAGTTACAGCTAATGCAGTTCCTGCGGTTTCTTCTTGAATTTCAAATTCTTGAAGTGGGCTGTCGGCAACAATAGCTACTGCTTCGGTTGAAGCTGGATTGTAAGCTACGTTTAAGTTGGTTGGATTAGCCAAGAAGCCAATAATAACACCAGTGATTTTATTAGCATCACCAGCCGTCGCTCTATTAATTTCAGGTAAAGAACCTGCGGCAAATTGTCTTCCACTAGTCAAAACATTTGATGTGTTAGATGTTCCAGTTTTTACAATTGGATCACCAATAAATAATGCAGTACCATAACTAGCTGGTATGTAGTAATAGTTTTTAGGAATCTCTACAAAAGGAGAGTTCTTAACGGGTACTAATCCGTATGGAGTATTTGAATTTGTCATAATTATTTAATTATTTAATTAATTTTTTTTGATCCTGTGCAACATAAGTCATTGAACCCATGCCAAGATCTCTTCCTGCAAGTTTATCAATGCTTTCTTGTTGACGATTATTTATTTTAATTTGATTATCTCTTTGTATTTTTTCGTTCATTTCCTCAGAAATTTCCATGGCATAACGCATAAATGTTTCGCCCATTTTATTTTGACCACCTCTGATTGGAGCAATTTCTAATCCATTTTCATTAGTAGCAGGTTTATATCCTAAATCAATTAAATCTTGCAATCGATTAGGGATGTTACCAGAAACCCAGCGCCTTATAAAACCTGCTTTTTTTGGCAAATCTGATAAAGCACCATGTCTTTTTAGATGTGAACGTGGGTTTCTAATAAATTCTCTTCCATCGGGTAATTTAACAATTTCCATATCACGATTAGTAGCTCTAATTTCTCTATCACTATAATTAGATACTCTTTCTTGAGCATGTTCTTTTGAACTTTCTCTGTTTGATTCAATATTTTTGTTTGTCATAAATTTTCTCAATTATTAATTATTAAAATAGTCGTTAATGGCGTTTTGTTGCATATCTTTAATTTGCGTAGCAGTAAAATTGTGCTTTTTTGCAAAATATTGACATGTTTGACGCACATCTAGTGGTAAATCATTATAACTATATTGTTTTTTTCCTACATTAATACCTCTTTGACCGCTTTCTACACTTGGAGCTTTAGTTCTATTTAATTTATCACTAAATCTTGATTGAATTTCTTCGCTAACCATTTCTAATCTTTCACGAAGAGGAATGCGTTCTGATAAAGTAGCAAAATAAGTTTCTGCATATCCTCTCATCGGAGCATTTTCGTAAAACCAAGTGTTATCTGGAGCCCAATTATCAAATATTTTTTTATCTTCAGGCTGTATTTGTGATCTTGGCTCTTCTTGAATGTTTTCATCAATTTTATTTTCGGCAAAAGAAATTTTATTTTTTTCTAATTCATTTCTTTGTTTTTGAATTGCTCTAACTTTAGCAACATCGCCTTCTAAAATTGCATTTTCTTCTGCTTCATCTAAAGATTGAAACCGTTTTTGATTGTTTTCTTCATATGAAAATTTTTGGACATTTAAAATGACCTCCATTTGCTTGCGAAGTTCTGACATTTCTCTTTCAAGAGCGGTTTTTTCAGAAGCCAGTTTTCGATTTCTTTCATTTAATACGGGAGTTTCTTTTTCCTGAACTTCTAAAAATTCTTGTGCTGTTTTATGAGGTTTTAGCGTTCCATCTTTATATCTTCCTTTAAAAAATTTGCCAGTTCTCCAACCGCGATCCCAAGCGTCTTTTTCTGTATCACTTAAAGTTTCATAAAAAGCTCTTTCTTCGCTTTTTGTTGATTTTTCAAATAGATTATTGTCTTTTTCAATTTCCTCTTCTTCCATTTCTTTTAGAATTGGATTAGAAGATAAGTTTTTATTTTCCTCAATTTTTGGCTCAAGTTCTTGTGAGTTTAAACCAATATCAATATCTATTTCTTCAGAACGATCAATTACTTGCATATTTCCTCATTAATTTGAATTGCTAAAATGTTGCGGTCAAGAATAATTCTATATTCTTTACCATCTTTGGTTTGATCTTTGCTTAATCTATAACCCTCATAAGATGGAATTAAAATTTTATCACCAACTTTTGGCTTTTTTTTCCATTCCTTATCAGTTCCTTGGTCAAAAGCTTTTTCACCAATATCAATAATAGTTGCCAAAGTCTTAGCTCCTTGCATATCATCTCTTGATGAATCAGGTATAATTATTCCACCAGAAGTTTTTTCTTCAACTACATCAGGCAAAATTAAGATTCTATATTCAGGAACACTGTAACCAGAAGTATTAATCATTCAAACCTCCTGCAAAACCTTTTAAAATTTCTTCTAACTCTTTGGGATCTTGTGAATTTAATATATTGTCAATTACAGTAATAGCTTCACAACCACCAAAAGCACTTAAAACAATATCATTTTGAAATTTTCCATTATTTATATAAGTGTATGCAACATTATTTAATAATTTGATACGCTTCTTTGATAAATAATTTTTAAATTGAATAGTAACTGGGTTTTTAAGCCAATCTTTTAACTCTTGCATTTGTATTTGACTCATAATTTACTCATTATTTTGATTAATATTATTATCAATAGTTTCAGGTTTAATTTCCTTAACTTGTTGATTTTCTAGCTTTGCTAGCTCTACTGCCGCTTTAAATCTTCTATCTTCTTTGCGGTCTTGCATTTCGTTTTGTCTTGATTCTGCATCAATCATATTATCCAAAACGTCTAATTTTTCTTTAGTTTCTGCCATCTCGGTATCTTTTACCAATTTGCCCGCTTGAGCATAATTGACCAATACCTCTGAATCAGTTTTTGTTGATTCTTTTTGTAGTCTCATTTGTTCTAACTCTAATTCAGCAGATTTAATTTGCACATTTGCTTGTATTTGCATGCGTTTAGTTTCTTCTTGTGCCATTGTTAATTCAACGGCAGGGTCAGGTTGTGGTTGTGGTTGAATAATAAACTTATCAAAATTTTCAACACCCGCTATTTCAAAAACTGTTTTATGCAACAACATTTGATCAACATAAGGTGAATTAATAAAGCTCATTAAAAATTGTGCTTTTGCAAATTTTTGCATTGAAATCACATTTTCGGGGTCTACGACTGGGACAATATCATAACCTTTTAAATCAAAATCTTCTTTAACATTCGGCACTTCGTTTAGCTTTATGTCTAAAATTTCAGAATATTTTTTTTGAGATAAATGAGTTGAATTTATTTCGTAAAATATCTTAACTTCTTGTTCAAATGAATTATAGATTCTTTTAAAAACACTTTTAAATTGTTTTTGCCCTTGCTCTGCCATTCCCATATAAGTAGTAGCGGCAATATTTCCAGCATTTTCACCAGTCAATACATCTCTTAAAGAAGCCAATTCTTTACCTGCATTTACTAAAAATTGCATTAAAACAAATAAAGTTTGTGATGGTTCGGCGTGTGGCAAGGGGACAATAGCATCACGAATACTTCCACCATAAGAATCAACCATTTTCCATTCTGATAGCTTAAAGGGTTTCATGCCACCAGAAATATTTAATGTTTTAGCAATAAACCCGCCACCTGTATTCTGTAAAGTTCCAGCATCATTAAGTTGATTAATATTTGAATTAATCGCAGAGTTTATGTTGTATAACAAATGACCCAATCCAATCGAGTAAAAAGATCCATCGGGTGATGGGATAAAGTTATATGCGGTAAAAAATTTTATAGGTTTAATTTTAATTATTTCTTTTTTTCCATTATACCTAACATCTTTTTCATTGAACCTTTTTACTAATTTTATTAATTTGTTAGTGGCTTTATGAACTACTGCAATATATGGCTCTGGGTATCCATCATTGTCTAAATCAAAATAATTGTGTTGTTCTAAAAAAATAACCAAACCCGCTGATGCTTCATCACTTGTTTGTTTTTCGTCGTCAGCATCTAAAGAATTATCAAAAGATGCACTATCTTGTGCTTTTGCATCAAAATCAAAATCAATGTAATCACCGCTACGAATTGACGAAACAACATCTTGTGGGTATTTTTCAATGATATGTGTAACTGGTGCATCAAAAGATGTGGCAAAATCATTAATAATTAACTTATCGGGATAAATTAAATCTGATTTTATGCATTGGTCATTATTATCATAATAATCCTTTTTAAACATTATTCCAAGCGTTGCTAAAGCCATAAACAATGCGTCCATGTCTTTCTCGAAATTGTCTATCTCTTCATTTAATTGATAGTTCATTACTGTTGCGACTCTCTGACCACGCTTAAGTTTAGCACCTACATTTTGAATTGCTGGCAAGCCTGTCTCATCTAATATAGCAATTGATCCATCTTCGTTTCTCATCTCATTACCTTCTAGGTCTTTCATTACCTCGCCATCATCATTTCCAATAACTTTGGCTTTTACAATATTACCATCTTTAAAAATTTCGGTATAGCATTTAGCGGAAAAATCGACGCATGCCGTAGAGATTAAGGGAAACATTATATTAGATGAGCCTTCAAACGGAAATGAACGCTTATCGCCGATTGCTAAAGTGCATTTGACTAAATCTTGTAATACTTTTTGTTTTTCGCTTCGAGATTGTAAGTCAGTGTTATATCTAGTCATGACTTCACTAGATATAAGTGTTTTAGTTTCTTCGGATAATATACTAGCTAAATTGTCAGTCGACAAAATAGTTTTAAAATCAAGTTTTGAATTGTAAGAATCTTTTTGAATTAGCAATTTTTAAATTTGTTTAATGTTTATAATTATCTAATAATTAAATATAATTAACTATATCAAAATATTTGTCAAGCACTTTTTAATAACCCGTGATTGTGTTTCTATTTGATGCGTTCATAAATTCTTCCAAAACATACTCATCTTCATAACTATAATTGTCTTGTTTAAAAGTTTCAAGACGATGACATGAAGCCGCAAAAGTTTGGAAAGCATCCGCACCATTTGAGTTAATATCGTGAAGGGGCTGGTCCATAAAGCAACCCAATTTTTCATTATATTTCTTTCGATATTCTCTAAGCCTTCCAATGCCAATCTCGCATTTCTTAGCGTCAAACCAGCAACGGCTCAATAACGCTCTTGCTTCGTTGATTGAATCCATTTTATTTTGTGCCCTTGTTATTTTCTCGAATCTAAAACCAAACTGTTGAGCAATCTCTAAACCATCTTTGCCATCATAATAACTACGCTTTGAAATATCATGCGGTGCGAAATGGTAGCCATAATTATAGTCTTTATCTTTTAGAATTTTGAAGTAGTGCGGTAGTGGCTCTTCACTCATTTCGTAGTAATCAACCAAAGTAAAATCGAAACCTTTTTTTTGAAAGAACCAGATGCAAGTTGTATCATTAATGCCCAAATCCCAAGCGGTA